CACGTTTGTCAAGCCAACTTTGATGGTACACGTTACATTCATGCTTACTTTGATACAGTAATTGACACCAAAGATTCTATCACTGGTGGTGGTTCTGAAAGATATTTGTCAGAAGATTATATGTTCTGCCAAATGTGGCGTAAGATGGGTGGAACAATCTATTTGTGCCCTTGGATGAAAACACAGCACATTGGTACATATGCCTTTAGTGGTAATATGCCTGCTGTTGCTCAGTACACAGGAAAACTATAATGGCAAGGTTTGAAGAAGATGATGTAAAAGCTTCTCAAACCGCCACTAAAGGTGGCCGTAAATTTGATGGTAACAAACTTGAATTTGGTTTGTTACCACCGAAAGCATTAGAAGCTACTGTTGATGTTCTTACTTTTGGCGCTCAGAAGTATGAACGGGATAATTGGAAAAAAGTACCTGACTCAAAGCGTAGGTACTTTGATGCGCTACAGAGACATATGTGGGCATGGAAAAGTGGTGAAATCCTAGACCCTGAGTCTGGCAAACATCACCTTGCTCACGCTATGTGTTGCCTCATGTTTCTCTATGAACATGATACAATCCATTCTGTGAATGATTAATTTTTTTGGAGTATATTATGAAACTATCTAGTGACACACTATCAGTATTGAAAAACTTTGGTTCTATCAACCAAGGCTTACTGTTCAAACAGGGCAAGACCCTAAAAACTGTTTCTTCACACAAGAATATTCTTGCTGAAGTTACAATCACGGAAGAAATCCCTACAGACTTTGGTGTTTATGACCTAAACAACTTCTTGTCTGTGGTTTCTTTGCATAAAGACGATACATCTTTTGACTTTGATGAGAAGCATGTTGTAATCGTTGGTAACAAAGGCCGTAGTAAAATCAAGTATCGCTTCTGCGACCCTACTATGATTAACACACCGCCTGAAAAGCCTTTGACAATGCCTGAGGCTGAGATTACATTCAAGTTGACCTCTGAAGACTTTGATTGGATTCTCCGTGCCGCTTCTGTATTGTCTTCACCACAAGTTGCTATCGAATCTGATGGTACTGAAGTGAACATTGTTACAATTGATTTGGCAAATGATGGTGCTCATACTGATGCACTTAAATTGGATGCTGCTGGTGATGGTAGTAAGTATCGTATGGTATTTAAAACAGAAAACTTGACCAAAGTTTTGCCAGGTTCTTATGTTGTATACATTTCTTCAAAAGGTATCTCAAACTTTAAGAATTCAAATGTGCCATTGCAATATTGGATTACTACTGAACAAGGTAGTAAATTCGAAAAAGCTACCTGATATTTTTTTTTATTATGATTTATGTGAAAGGTTCCTATGGAACATTTGTTATGGACAGAGAAGTATCGCCCAAAGACAATCGAAGATTGTATTCTTCCCGAACGGTTGAAACTGCCGTTTCAGGAGTACGTCAACCAGAGAAACATTCCAAATCTTCTTCTGGCTGGTGGAGCGGGAGTAGGCAAGACGACCGTAGCCAAAGCACTTTGCAACGAAGTGGGTTGCGACTACATCGTAATCAATGGTTCTGATGAATCAGGTATTGACACATTCAGAACCAAGATTAAAAATTATGCATCATCAATGAGTCTAACTGGTGGCCGAAAGGTCATCATCATTGATGAAGCTGATTATCTAAATCCAAATTCTACGCAACCTGCTTTGCGTAATGCGATTGAAGAATTTGCAAGTAACTGCTCATTCATCTTTACTTGTAATTACAAGAATCGTATCATTGAACCATTGCACTCACGTTGTGCAGTTATTGAATTCTCTCTAAAGAATGGTGAGAAGGCCAAGATGGCCAGTGCATTCTTCAAGCGAATCCAGTCAGTTTTGCGAAGTGAATCGGTCGACTATGATGACAAGGTTATTGCTGAATTAATCAAGAAGCACTTCCCAGACTTTCGCCGTATCATTAATGAGTTACAGCGTTACTCTCAGTTTGGTAAGATTGATACTGGTGTCTTGGCACAGATTGGTGATATCTCTATTGCAGAGATTGTTAAATTCATCCGTGATAAGGACTTTGGTTCTATTCGTAAATGGGTTGCTACGAATGATGTTGACTCTAACACCTTGTACCGCAAGCTGTACGAATCGATGTATGATGTAATGAAACCTCAATCTATTCCACAGGCTGTGTTGATTCTTGCTGATTATCAGTACAAGGCTGCATTCGTTGCTGACCAAGAGATCAATACTGTGGCTTGCTTGACCGAGATTATGGTCAACTGTGAGTTCGTATGATATTAGATATATTTAAACCTACATTACAATGGATTAAAGATGATTGGATCAGTAATAAGTTTCGTTTTGCTGTTGAGTTGTTTGCTTGGGCTATTAGTATTGGGTGTAGTATTAGTATGGCACTTACCGTCCCCAACCCCCCTTTACTTACGTTGTATCCTATTTGGATCCTTGGTTGCTCCATGTATGCTTGGGCTAGTTATACTAGGAAATCGTTTGGGATGCTTGCTAACTACATGCTATTAGTAACTATTGATTCCGTTGGCCTAATTCGGATGGTTGTAAATTGACCGCTGGCGAACCGGCCGTAAGTTTTGTAAATCTTGTGGATACTAAATACAAGGTTAAGCTCCAAAAAAGTATATTATGAACCCTTTTGATTATGTTAATGCTATCTTGCAAAACAAGAAGCAGATGATTGTTGATGAAATTACTGAAAAAGATTATGCACCATTTTTGGTGAACCGCAGCCTTTCCTACCATAAGGACTGCATCATGTATGCCAATGAGATGAATCGTAGGCACTTCCTTGATAAAAAACTACAAAATGATTTCCTTCTAAATACCGTACGGTCACAGAAAAGACCATTTGCAAAGTGGATTAAAGTTGAAAAAAATGATGATTTGGAATGTATAAAGCAAATCTACAATTTTTCTGACTCCAAGGCTCGTGAAGCCTGGCGATTACTCAGCAAAGAACAAATCCAAGAACTAAAAGAAAAAACCGATATAGGTGGATTAAGGAAATGATATGGTTGATTTATCAAAGTTTGTTGAGGTATCACTCAATGAACAGGATGATTTTTTAAAGGTACGTGAAACATTAACTAGGATTGGTGTATCATCTCGTAAAGAGAAGGTTCTTTATCAGTCTTGCCACATTTTACATAAACAAGGCAAGTACTATATTGTTCATTTCAAAGAATTATTTGCATTGGATGGTAAGCCATCTAATATTTCAGAAAATGATATTCAAAGGCGTAACGCCATTGCTAATTTGTTAGAAGAATGGGGTTTGATTAAAGTGATAAATAAAGATATATTAGTTGACAACATTGCACCATTACATCAAATTAAAATTATATCATTCAAAGAAAAAGACCAATGGGAACTTATTACTAAGTATAACATTGGAAAGAAAACACCAGAATATTGAAGAACCCACCTTAGGGCTGTTTGATGCTACGGTATAAGGCGTCCGTGCAATTGAACTGACATACGTTAATTGTCCCTGTATAAAGTAAGCAGGAAGATACGCCTTCGGGGTATCATTTTTATCAACTCGCTTAATAGGAGAAAAAACTATGACACGCTTTACAACATTATATCCTCAGTTTGTCGGCTTTGACCAACTATTCAATGAACTCGAAAGAATCGTTGAAGGTCAGGCTGTACCTAAACTTAATACTTTCCCACCACACAACGTACTCAAAGTAGATGACAGTCACTATGTCGTTGAAATGGCAGTTGCTGGTTTCGCTAAAACAGATATTGAAGTTACCCTAGAAGGTAACAAATTGGTTGTTAACGGTGCTGCTAAAGAAGATGAAACAGACACTTCAGAATACCTCTTCAAAGGTATTGCTAATCGTGGTTTCAATCATGAATTCAAGATTGCTGATAAGATTGAAATTGAAAACGCAGAGTTGGCAAACGGTATGTTAAAAATCTGGTTGTCTAACATGGTCAAAGCTCAAGACCTAATCAAAAAGATTCCTTTGGTTTCTAAAGACTAAATGTAATTTTCCAATAAAACGGTAAATAACAAAGGGGCTCTTGACAGAGCCCTTTCTTTTTTGTATAATGGACTTATTATGAAATATCGAAACAAAGAACTTCAACATTCCAATCCAGTAAAAGTGCGTGTGAAATCATCACAAGAAGTTTTCTATACCTTTAAACATTGGGGTACGGAAGATATTGATGGTGTTGATTTTATTTCGGTTTGTAAATTTGAACCTAGACAAGACTTAACACAACAGCTATATAAGATGCGTAAAGAT